TGAATCATTATATTACAAAGAAAAATTTAACAAATAAATATTCACTTATTGGTAATGGTGAGAAGGTTAAGTTTATTTACTTGAAGAAACCAAACATCATACAGGAGAATGTAATATCATTTATTCAAGACTTTCCAAGAGAACTTGGACTTGACAAATACATAGATTATGATCTACAATTTGAGAAGAGCTTCGTTGAACCACTTAAAGCAATTCTTGATTCGATTGGATGGAACGTCGAAAAAACTGTAAACCTTGAATTATTTTTTACCTAATGGATTTACCTATTGATGATAAAGATCTTGCAACCATAGTTGAGGCACTAAATCCTCACAGATCTAAGGTTTCATATCTACTTGAAGATACAACACTATATAAAAAATTGAGATTAGTAAAGGATGTTAGAGAAGCAAATCCTGATGGTCCTTACAAAAAAATACTTCGTGATACTTATGGAATGGTAATTTAATGGATTTTTTAAAAGAGATAGTAAAAGAGATTGGTGATGAGTACACCCAGATTGCAGCAGACATAGATGAAACAGAAAGATTCATTGATACAGGAAGTTATATCTTCAATGCGCTTGTTAGTGGTTCCGTTTATGGTGGCGTTTCTACTAATAAGATCACTGCCATTGCTGGTGAGACTTCTACTGGAAAAACTTATTTTTCCCTTGCTATTGTCAAGAACTTTTTGGACACTAATCCTGATGGGTATTGCCTCTATTTTGATACTGAAGCAGCAATCACCAAGGGATTACTTGCATCTCGTGGAATTGATCAAAACAGACTTGTTGTTGTCAATGTCGTTACCATAGAAGAGTTTCGAAGTAAGGCACTTCGTGCAGTAGATATATACTTGAAGACAGAAGAAGAGAATCGCAAACCTTGCATGTTTGTATTAGATTCTTTAGGTATGCTTTCTACAGAGAAAGAAATCACTGATGCACTTAATGATAAACAAGTCAGAGATATGACCAAATCTCAACTTGTTAAAGGTGCATTTCGTATGCTTACCTTGAAACTTGGTCAAGCAAATATTCCACTCATAGTTACAAATCACACTTACGATGTTATCGGATCTTACATCCCTACTAAAGAAATGGGAGGCGGCAGTGGCCTCAAGTATGCCGCGTCTACAATCATTTATCTCAGCAAAAAAAAGGAAAAGGATAAGACAGAAGTTGTTGGAAACATTATTAAAGCTAAGACGGCTAAAAGTAGACTCAGCAAAGAAAACCAACAAGTTGAAATAAGACTTTACTATGATGAAAGAGGACTTGATCGTTATTATGGTCTTCTTGAATTAGGAGAACTTGGTGGTCTCTGGAAGAATACTGCTGGAAGATATGAGGTTGATGGTAAAAAAATATATGCTAAAAATATATACGCAGAACCTGAGAAATATTTCACAGACGATATAATGAATAAACTAGACGAAATATCAAAGAAGAATTTTTCTTATGGAACGAATTGAATCTACAATTCTTAAAAACCTAATACACAATGAAGAGTATTCTCGAAAGGTAATTCCTTTTATTGAACCTGATTTTTTTGAAGATCGAAAGGAAAAGGTAATATTTGAAGAGATAACATCATTTATTGTCAAGTACGGATCATCTATAACTTTAGAAGCACTAAATATTGAGGTTGACAATCGAACTGATTTAAATGATTCTGAAGTCAAAGAAATACATGAGATAAATCAAAACCTCATAGAATCCCCTGTAGATCAGCAATGGTTGCTTGATTCTACAGAAAAGTGGTGCCGTGATCGTGCAATTTATCTTGCTTTGATGGAATCAATTCACATCGCAGATGGAAATGATGAAAAAAAGAATCGTGATGCTATACCAAATATACTATCGGATGCCCTTTCAGTTTCCTTTGACAACAATATTGGACATGATTACCTACTAAACTACGAAGACAGATATGAGTTCTACCACAAGAAAGAAGAAAAAATTGAGTTTGATCTGGAATACTTTAATAAAATTACCAAAGGTGGTTTACCTAATAAGACTCTTAACATCGCGCTTGCTGGTACTGGTGTCGGGAAGTCTTTATTCATGTGCCACGTTGCTAGCTCCGTGTTGCTACAAGGACGGAACGTACTCTATATTACAATGGAGATGGCAGAAGAGAAAATTGCTGAACGAATTGATGCAAATCTCTTAAATGTTTCAATACAGGATTTGACTGATTTGCCAAAGGTAATGTTTGAGAATAAGGTTACTGCCGTATCAAAGAAGACTCAAGGTCATTTAATTATTAAAGAATATCCAACTGCAGCTGCACACAGTGGACATTTTAAGACATTACTAAATGAATTATTGTTGAAAAAATCTTTTAAACCTGATATAATATTTGTAGATTACTTAAATATATGTGCATCATCACGTTACAGGGCAGGATCAAATGTTAACTCGTATTCCTATATTAAAGCGATTGCTGAAGAGCTCCGTGGTCTTGCAGTTGAAGCTAATGTTCCTATCGTCTCCGCTACTCAGACGACTCGCTCTGGCTTTGCTAGTAGTGATGTTGATCTTACTGATACAAGCGAAAGTTTTGGGCTTCCCGCAACTGCTGATCTTATGTTTGCTCTTATTTCTACGGAGGAATTGGAGACGCTCAACCAAATAATGGTTAAACAGTTAAAGAACCGTTATAATGATCCAACAATCTTTAAGAGGTTTGTTGTTGGTATAGACCGTGCAAAGATGAGATTATATGATTGTGAACAGAAGGCACAAGAAGATATTCTTGACAATGGGCAAGAAGAAGAGTATAATAAAGAGGACAAAAAACCTAAAAAGTCATTTGCTGAATTTAAATTTTGATAGTTCAAAGAGTTAAATGGTCGAGTGCCACTGTAATTCTTGTTGCTATGGTTTTCCATGTAATGGGATGGACTCCTTGGAATAGTATATTACAAATGATTGGTGCTGCAGGATGGGTTTATGTTGGATTTAAAACGGGAGAACGTGCTATCATTTTGAATTTTCTTCCACAATTCTTCATTATTATACCTGCTCTTATTATCCTATATTTTATTAAATAGTTTTATGTCTGGAGATTACGAAACACACAACAACCAACAACCTCATATAAACTATGCAGGATCAAAAGTTGACTTGGATAAGTATGCTTTATTCGTGGATGGTGTCACATCCGATCCCAGTAAAGATTATCAATCTTTCCTTAAAAGTCTTAGTACCCTTGACGGAGAGGGTTCCAATATTCACAGGCTTCTTACTGCTGCTGTTGGCATTAGTGCTGAAGGTGGTGAATTCATGGAGATCGTTAAGAAAATGGTTTTTCAGGGTAAGCCTTGGAATCATGATAATCGGGAGCATCTCATTATTGAGTTGGGAGATGTTATGTGGTACGTGATGCAAGCATGTAAAGCACTACATGTAACTCTTGATGAAGTGATAGAATGTAATGTAGATAAATTAAAGAAGAGATATCCTGGTGGAGATTTCGATGTTCATTATTCAGAAAACCGTAAGGAGGGAGACCTATGAGAGAACAACTAATTAAAGCACTACTCGCACATGCCCAAGGTGATATTGCTAAACACAAAGCAAATATTGAAGTATATCTTGCAAATCCTGTGGGTATTGGAGAACATTCAAATATTGTAGAAGCAATCGAAGGAGAATTAGATATGATTGCTAAGTATCAAGATCAGATAGACATTATAAATAAATACTTCAAAAAGTAAGTAGTCGTGGCAATCAACAATAAAGATGTTGAAGTATTGAGTGAGGCATTGTTTTGCTATTATTTTGCCATATACAATAAAAAGAAACAATCTGTTTATACTGATGGTGTATGGAATAGAATAAAAAATGCAAAAGATTTAACATCTTTTACTGATAGCTTTGGTATTACTCCCATGGTAAAAAATGTTAATAAAGATCCCGCATTTTTATCAAGGGTTCCTAAAGTAATGGAATTTTTAATAAACAGAAAATCCTTTTGGGCAAACGCTCTTAAATCGCAAATGGAGGCATTTTTTTCTGGTGCTAATTTAAAATCTGGCAATTCTTACTTTATCATGAGAGCAGATATGATTCCAAAAGAATATGATCCATATACTGCCTATGATGAATTATCACAAAAGGTTAGAGGTAAGTTAGGATTCAGAGGAACAATTGATAAAGATAAATGGAATCCTTCCGACGTATGGATTTTTACTAGAAAATCAATGAATGATTTGAAAAAATTCATTATGTTGTTTAAAAATCAACTTATCAATCAACCAGAATATTCTGTTAAGATGATGGAGAAGTTGAACAATAAGATATACTCATTATATCAAGACGGAGTTTTACTTCCTGTATCGTTGAAAGCACCCACAGGAAAAGCAAAGGTTGTATTTGAGAATGATGTGACATCTGATATTGTGAAGGTAGTGAAGTATGATGAAATAGATTTTTCAACTAATAACCAAGATGCAAAGATTAGGTTCTCTGTTGATCTTGTTGATAAGGAGAGTGGTAGAAAAATTAAACCTCAGTATATTAAAGGTATTATAAAAACTAAAACTGTATTATCTGGGGGAGCAAGACTTGAAATTGAAGCAGGTGGTGCAGCTAGATATGGATCCATGGGTACTGAAAATTATCAGTATTTGATAAGAGAAACTGATAGATCGGGCATACTTTCATTAAATAGAATTAGAAATAAAAAAGAATTTTTTGATTTAAAAAACAAGTATTGGGGTAGAACACAAGGTGCTCAATGGTTAGCAAGGGCAGAATACGTTAGAGAGTTTAAGAAAGATGCGAAAGCATTTAGAAAAGAAATAGAACCATATACACAAGAATTGTTCAAACATATTAACGGAACTGTATGGGATTCTGCATCAATAGAGATGAAAGCAAAGAGTCCAGAGGAGGCATATCTAAATAAAACACATGCAGGAGAAGTTGCTGTTGCTGTGGAAGATATCACATCAAATATAATGAGAGATATCACAGTAGAGAATTTATTTAACTTAGCAGCATCACAGGGGTTTGGTGCAGGAGTATCTTTATCACAACTACAAGTGAGAATGAAAATGCAAAAGAAAATGAGTAAGGAAATGAAAGAAGAATTTAAAACAATAGATGTGAGTAGTTCAAAGAAGTTATGGACTTCTTGTTTTTATTTGGTGGTAAAATAATGTCAGCAGAAACATTTAAAAAACAAATAATAGAATTTATTGAGAAGAATTTTAAAGAAAATAATTTAAAAAATGATGCTTCTATTGATAAAGAAAGCAAAAAAGGTAAAGTTATATACATTGATTATTTGAACACTAAGTATGACAAATTAGATGAATTGATGATTGAATTTTTACCTTTTGGTGTTTTTTCTCCTTCAAGTAGTAAAACACCATTGAAGAAAAATCAATTACCTAAATTACAGGGCAATAATACAGTTAGAGTTAAAGTTGGTTCGAAAACACCAGAAACAGTTCTCGTTAGTTTTAGAAGTTATGAAATATCAAGTGGTAAACTACCAACCGCAATTCAGGAACGAGGATCTACTTATGTATTAGATAGGGTTGTTAGAAATCGAAAAGGAAAATTTAATACTTACAAACAATTTTTGAATGATACGGATATTATGGACGTTTTAAAAGATGATGTTTTTAGTAATTATCAAGATAAAGTTGAAGAGTGGTTATTCACTTATTATGAACAACAAAGAACTTTTATAGCAGAATATTCAAAACCAAACTGGGAAAAATTTGCCTATGGCAATGATGATTTTGTATCATTCTTTTCAAAATATATTGTAGATCCTAAATTGGGTTTATATAATGATTTTGATGAAAAAATAAAAGTTAACAAATATACAGAATGGAACCCAGCTGACATATATGCGGTTAAAGATATGAAAAAGGTTAAAGGTGAACTAGATAAAATATTTCATAAGGGTGATAAAGATAAAATAGGTGCAAGTATGGTTGAATTAAATGGATATCTAATAGATATGTTGAAACATAAAAAATTAGTTGGTATATCTTTAAAAAAAATAAGTGATAAAACTATTGGTATTCTTGAAGAACGTAATACAAAAATACTTAAATTTAAAGATCCTCACGTTGAGGATAAAAATTTTACGATGAGTGATATTAAATTTGTAATTGATAATATATGGAACGGTAAATTTGTTTCTACAACTGTTAAATATGGCACAAGTTTTTCTTTGAGTGTGAGAAGTTCATCATCAGAGTTTGAAAACCTTGTGTTTGCTACTCAAATAACAGGAGCATCAGCTCAAGGTGGTAATGCACCCACTGACATGGTTGTAAAAGCAATACATGGTAGTAATACATCACAAAATAGATTTGTTAATGATCACAATCGTTATCCAGAGAAATATGAAGAATTTTATCAAAGCAAACCATCAGGATTAATTAAGTATACAACTTCCGATTATGAGATTTGGTTTAGAGATGTTGCAAAAAAATTTACTCGTTCACCAAAATACAAAGATTTTGAATTAGAAATTGGAAAACTTTATAAGACAGAGGTAAAAAAAGATGCTGCTATTGCTCAAACTAAATTAATGCAGTTACATTTTTACTATGACACTCTCAAAAAGTATAGTAATGATGAAAAATTTTGGTTAAGAATTTTATACTTAGGTATGAAGGTTGGAAAAATATTTGCACCTCATGCTAAAATATATGAGAGAGGAAAGGAATAATGAATAAAACCATCGACCAATTGATAAAATCCTTTGAACCTAGATCAAAGAATCGAAAACAAATCTTCAATGATTTTCTGCATCATTGTTTTATGACCATCGATACAATGATTACTTCCGAAAAACGTAAACGTAATCAGGATAAATATATTATTATGAGGCAAAATCTCATTAACTATCTTATCGCCAACGAAAGAAAAGTAACATCTAAACTTTATCGATGAAATCATTCTTCCAATTTTTCACTGAATCACAGGCAGTTCAACAAGCCACCCGTATGGGTTTGCAGAGTGACGGTCATGGTGGATGGTATAGTAAAGATGGAGAGTTTGTTGCAAAGACAGAAAGAGGACAACTTAAATTTTTTAATAAGAGAC